TGCTTTCATTCCCAACCATATTGCAGATGATTTCTTTAGTAGTGTATATCCTACTATTAGTTCTGGTAAGTCTACTAAGGTAATTATTGTTTCTACCCCAAGAGGTATGAATCATTTTTACCGATTGTGGCATGACGCTGAACTAGGTAGAAACGAATACATAACCACAGACGTTCACTGGTCAGAAGTGCCAGGGAGAGATGAAGCGTGGAGAGAACAGACGATCAAGAACACATCAGAGGCACAGTTCCGTGTTGAGTTTGAGTGTGAGTTTTTAGGATCTGTTGATACATTGATTGCGCCATCTAAATTAAAGACTATGGTTTATGATGAACCAATTAATCGTGGAAAGAGAGGTGGAGAGATATATGAAAACCCAATCGACAAGCATAATTATTCGATTACAGTAGACGTTGCAAGAGGTGTAGAGAAAGACTATTCTGCATTTATTGTCTTTGATACCACAGAGTTTCCCTATAAAATTGTAGCTAAGTATAGAAATAATACAATCAAACCCATGTTATTTCCAAACGTTATAGCAGAGTTTGCTAAGGCATATAACAATGCTTATATCTTATGTGAAGTAAATGATATCGGAGATCAGATAGCGTCGATACTATTCTATGATATGGAATATGAAAACGTATTGATGACTGCTGTGAGAGGTAGAGCTGGACAAGTATTAGGTCAAGGATTCTCTGGTAGTAAAGTACAACTAGGAGTTAAGATGTCTAAGACTGTCAAAAAGATAGGTGCTCTGAACCTTAAGACACTGATTGAATCTGATAAACTAATTATCAAAGACTATAATATTATTGCAGAACTAACAACCTTTATAGAAAAAAACAACTCGTTTGAGGCTGAGGAGGGATGTAATGATGACCTCGCTATGTGTTTAGTAATATTCTCATGGTTAGTCATGCAAGATTATTTTAAAGAGATGACAGATGATGATATAAGGAAGAGGGTGTATGATGATCAAAGAGATCAGATCGAGGCAGACATGGCTCCGTTTGGATTCATACAAGATGGCATATCCGAAGAAACATCATTTGTAGATAGTTCTGGAGATAGATGGCATGTAGACGAATATGGTGACAGATCTTACATGTGGGATTATCTCTAATGGATTTAGATGAACCAGTTTTATTTTTACACGAAAGAAAATGTAGAGTATGTGGTAAGACATATTCATTGACAGAGGGATTCTATCTTACTAGAAAGAGTAGAGGCGAGAAACCATCTTCATATTCATATGAGTGCAAAGCTTGTACTATTAATAGAGTAAAACATAAAAGAAAGAAAGATAAACCAGACGTATATCCTGATTGGTAGGTGGTTCATGCATCGTTTCCCCAGTGAAAAAGTGGTAATTTCTAAATAATAACAGAGAAAACAACTGAGAGTTCGAGGAACAACAACATGGCGCTAAATCTAGTATCTCCAGGCGTTAAGGTAAGAGAGGTAGACCTAACAGTAGGAAGAATAGATGGAATCAACGATCAAGTTGGAGCTATCGCTGGGCCTTTTGAAAAGGGGCCTGTAGACGAACCAGTTCTAATTGAGACTGAATCCGATCTTCTGGAAACATTTGGATCTCCCAAATCTACTGACGGACAATATGAATACTGGATGACTGCATCCGCTTTCTTGTCATACGGTGGTATCCTTAGAGTCTTAAGAACAAACAACAACACACTATCCAATGCTAACGCTCCTGTTGGTGTTGCGATTACTAACCTTTCAATCAAGTCATCTGAAGACTATTACAACAATCGTTCTTCTGATACTTCTTGGATGTATGCTTCAAGAAACCCTGGCTCTTGGGCAAACGATCTAAAGGTTTGTACTATTGATGGAAAGGCAGACCAAAGAATTGCAATTGGTACAGAAGGAATGGTTGTTGGATACGCAGTTACTGCTGGATTCTCAACTAGTGTTGCAAACACAGACGGTACTGTTGGAGTTCAAACAGGTTATCTTAAAGGAATTATTACTGGCATCAACGTAGGATCTGTTGATGTTAAGGTTGTAAGTAAGCACAACATTACAACAGATGTATGGAGCGCAGTAGATTATGAAGAGGGTTCTTCAACTGCATCTTTCCAAGGTTATGATGTTGGAATCTATAACGATACTATCAATGCAGATTCAACAGTCAACCATGCAAATAGACTAAAGATCTTTAATACATCTGGTGTATCGCAGTCTGTTGAAAGAACAAGATTCACTGGTGCAATCGGTATCGGTTCTACAGTAATCAGTTTTGGCCCTGACTTTGATACATTCAAGTCTGCTCCTGGCGACACAGTTAAGTCACTAAACGGAACTTACTCTGGTGCGATTGTTTCTTATGCAACCACTGGTGGTGTTGCTGAGATCATCATGGATACATCTGCAACTGTTGCTTTTGCTAACACAGCATTCGTTGTTGTATCTGCTGCATCCAGTGGAATTTACCTAAGAGAGGGTAATACAATCGTTGATTGGTATGATCAACAGACACTTGGACTTACAAACAGCACAGTCAAGTGGAGTTCAATCGCTCCTAAACCAACTACTACAGAGTATGGTAAGGAAAGAAATGCTAAGAACGACGAGTTCCATGTAGTAGTTGTTGATGATACAGGATCTGTAACAGGTACTTCTGGAAACATCATGGAGAAATGGGGTGGATTATCCAAGGCATCTGATGCTAAGATTTCTCCAAGCACAGGTATCTACTACAAGGATTACATTGCAAACTTCTCCAACAATATATTTGTTGGTGCCGCACAAACTGGTGTTGGTATGAAGCACACAATGATGAGTGGATATACTATCGATGATAGTGGAATCTGGGGATCTAAAGCACAAGGAGTTTCATTCAATGGTTCTGGTGCAAAGATCTTCTCACTTGCAAACGGAAACGATTACGGTGGAGTTGATCAGTATGAATGTACTCTTGGTGATATCGTAAGTTCTTATCAAGTTCTTGATAACCCTGCTGAGTACTCAGTTAACTACCTAATACAAGGCCCTTCTGGTGGATCTTCAATCTATGAAGCACAAGCTAAGGCAAACAAATTACTTAGCATTGCAACAGTTCGTAAGGACTGCATAGCATGTATCTCACCTTATAGAACAGGAGTTGTTGGTGTAACAGATACTGACAAACAAACAGCAAACATCATATCATTCTATGATAGTTTACAGTCAACATCATATGGTGTATTTGACTCAGGTTATAAGTATACATTTGATAGATTCAATAATACATTTAGATACATCCCTCTAAATGGTGATATTGCTGGATTGATGGCAAGAACATCCATCAACTCATTCCCTTGGTTCTCACCAGCTGGTGCAACCAGAGGTTCTATCAATGATGCAGTTAAACTTGCATATAACCCATCACAGGCACAAAGGGATATGCTTTATCCTAAGAGAATTAACCCAGTTATATTCTCACCTGGCGCTGGTATCGTTCTGTTCGGAGACAAAACCGCACAGAAAGAGGCATCTGCATTTGACAGAATCAATGTTCGTCGCTTGTTCTTAACAATCGAAGGAACCATTGAGAGAGCTGCAAGATCACAACTCTTTGAGTTCAATGATGATCTTACAAGAACAAACTTCTTGAATATAGTTGAACCATTCCTTCGTGATGTCAAGGCCAAGAGAGGTATCTCTGACTTCGTAGTCATCTGCGATGAAACAAATAACACACCTGATGTTATTGATGCGAATACCTTTAAGGCAGATATCTTCGTGAAGCCTGCACGTTCTATTAACTTCATCGGATTAACATTCGTTGCAACTAGAACAGGTATCAGCTTCGATGAAGTTATCGGTACTGCTTAAATTTTACTAAATAACCAACGATAAGAGGACACTCTAATGCCAAGTACAAATAAACCAGCAATGGATTCAAGGACTATAGACGCCTTTAAGTCTAAGCTGGTTGGTGGTGGCGCAAGACCTAATCTATTTGAAGTAGAACTTCAATGGCCTTCTTTTCTAACTGGACTCGATGATGATGTTCAAGAGATGGCAAGATTCATGGTAAAGGCTGCTAACCTCCCTGCGTCTAACATCACTCCGATTGACATTCCTTTCAGAGGAAGAAACTTAAAGATTGCTGGTGACAGAACATTCGATGTTTGGACAATCACAATCATTAACGACACAGACTTCAAACTCAGAAATGCTTTTGAGATTTGGATGAATGGAATGAATAAGCATCAAGACGCTACAGGAAACACAACTCCTACAGAATATCAAAGAGATGCATATGTCTATCAGTTAGGTAGAAATGCTCAAGATGGTAGTGTAGATTTGGGTG